GTTTACCTTGATTTTAAAAAAAATGAATTTATTTACTGCAGATGTTGGGCAAGGAAAAGTTCACATCTATGATAGCAATAGAGATATTGCTTATTTGAAACTACCTCAAAAACGTCTGATTAATCTTGATATTGATGGACTTGAAAGTGGAGATGTTATTGTAATTGAAGATGCCCACCTTCGAGAAAGAGTAGAAGGTGGATTGAGCCTTGCTCATGCATTTTTTATTGGCGAGTTAGAAGAACTGTATAGAAACGCAGAAAAACGTCAAATTACGATACTTCTTTTTCCACAAAAGAAAACACCTGTGGTGAGAAAACTTGCAGGGTATGACCCAGAGCATCGTAAGAGTAACAGTGTGTTTATGAAAGTGTATGGAATATCTACCGATGAGGCAGATATTCGGTCAATCAATCAATTCCTAAAGAGAGATAAAGAAGCATTCAAACGACTTAAGAAATTCAAACCAATCACTCAACAAGAATATCAAGAACAAAATCAGCATAAGTTTGATTTTATACAAGAATGCAATCTAGATCTTAATCCTGCCAGAACACAAGGTTATGGTTTTGATAATTATTACGATTATGGTGACGATGATGCAGTAACTCAGTTTATTAAAAACCAAAAGCATGAACTTGCTGGACGTTTAATGGGAGATGGTATTTTTGATTTAGATTCAGATTCTACTTTTACTGGAGAAGACCTGATGTTGGTAGTTGGACTTCATTACAGTAAGAGTAAGAGTAAGAGTGGAGAACTGAATGCAATTCAATCAATAAGTCGTCTTTATACTGTAGTAGCATCTATTCTTCGTCCTAATGGAGACCTCCGTAAGAGAGGATTTCCTCCTGGTCATAAGAATGAAGGCAAAAAACTGAATGTGTTTTGGAAGTGGAGTAAAGAGAATTACTTTGGATGTAAATCCTTTCACGAAAAGCAAGGTGTGGCTTCATCAAATTATAAGCAACATATGAGACCAGGAGTTTCTAAGTTTAAAGGAAAGTCTTTGTCCATTGGTGCTAATGATAAGGAATATAATTCCTTCAAAACTGAGAGGTCTACGGTGGATAAAAAAATACAAGAGGTGTGGTATGTATTGCGTGAAATGATTGTTGAGGATCGTCTTCGTTAGTATTCACTCTCTAAAATTCTAGTTAGTTTTCAACGGAAAATACTCAATCATCCTCAAATCTTTTAGTTAGTATTCAGTTGATAATACTCTTGTTAGTATTCAGACTCCAATACTCAATCATCTTCAAATTTTAGTTGGTATTCACTACGGAAAACTCTTGTTAGTTTTCAATGCGTAATACCCGTAATAAAAATCTACGGAGTTCAACACTCCGTTTTTTTATGCTTTGTTATAAATAAGTATGGATGCCTCCGGGGTCCACAAAACACAAACTCGCTTTTAAAGGAGCTAAGAATCATGGGAAACCTTGCACGGTATACTGCTGCGGACCTGCCTGCACTGATGGAACGCATAAATAGGAATAGCATAGGAATGGATGAATACTTCGATAGGTTGTTTAATCTCCACGAAACAACGAAGAATTATCCACCATTTAATCTAGTCACGGTCAGCGCAGTAGAATCAAGACTAGAACTTGCACTTGCAGGATTTAAAAAGAAAGAAGTAAATGTCTACACACAAGACGGAAAACTCTTTGTCGAAGGACAGAAAGAGGATACCGAATCAGAAACCACTTATGTCCACAGAGGAATGGCTCAACGATCTTTCACCAGATCTTGGACACTGGCAGAGGATACGGAAGTTAGATCAGTTGAATTTGAGGATGGGTTGTTAAGTATTGTTCTGGGAAGAATTGTACCCGAACATCATCAAAAGAAGGTCTGGTTCTAAATAAAGTATATCGTCGTCGCAGACGGAGGGGAAACTGGCCAAATCCAGTTGTAACCCCTCCTTTTTTATGCTATAATACTCGGAGAGGTAAATTAAAAATGTCGATTAAGATTGCATTATTGAAATCGGGAGAATCAGTAATTGCTGATATTAAAGAACTGATTTCTGATGAAAAAATTTGTGGATATCTGTTTAAGAATCCTTATATTGTAGATCTTGCACCTAATGAAGAGGTTCTTCTTTTGGAAGAAGGACAAACACCATCAGAAGATAGGAATGTGGGAGTTAATTTTACTCCTTGGATTTGTCTTACATTAGATAAGGAAATACCTGTAAGATATGACTGGTTAGTTACTGTTGTGACACCAGTAAAAGAAATTGAAAACCTTTACGAGGAAATGATTAATGGACAAGACGATCAAAGTGATTCTACTGATGAACAATCAGATTCTGATCAGTCAGATTGAAGAAATATCAACAGAACTCGGAGAACCTGATTGTAGATTGATTGAACCATTTTTATTAAACCAATCAAGCCTTACACTTTCTTCATGGTTGATGGATTATACTTCTGATAATAAGTATATGATTTCGTCAGATAAGATTCTGACTCTTGCTGATCCAAATTCAGACTTACTTAAAAACTACTTAGAAAAAATTAACTGATGAGATTTTACACCAACGTTCAAATGGTCGGTGACCACTTTCTTGTGCGTGGGTATGAGAACGGAAGGCACTTTGCTACAAGAGAAAAGTTTTATCCTACATTATTTGTCCCTTCTAATAAAGAAACAAAATATAAAACTCTTGAGGGAGACTATGTTGAATCAATAGATCCAGGAACCGTTCGTGATTGTAGAGAGTTCATCAAGAAATATGATGGTGTCCAAAACTTTAAGGTCTATGGTAATGACCGATACATCTATCAGTATATTTCTGAGATGTATCCAGAAGAAGAAGTTAAGTTTGACACTACAAAGATCAAAATATCTACGATTGATATTGAGGTAAAGACTGAGAATGGATTCCCTGATGTAGAGTCTGCCGCAGAAGAAGTTCTTCTTATTACTGTGCAGGATTATACCACTAAACAGATTCGCACCTGGGGTCAGGGGCCATTTAACAATAAGCAAGAGAACATTATCTACAAAAGTTTCAGAACAGAATATGAGTTACTGAATGACTTTATAAACTGGTGGATGATTGAGACTAATACTCCTGAAGTTGTGACTGGATGGAATAGTGAACTATACGATATGCCTTATTTGGTGAGGCGTATTGATCGCATTCTTGGTGAGAAGTTAATGAAACGACTCTCACCTTGGGGTTTGGTAACTGAACGTGAGACTATTGTAATGGGTCGTAAACAGATCTCTTATGATGTTGGGGGTATTACACAACTTGATTACCTAAATCTATATAAGAAGTTTACTTATAAGGCACAAGAGTCTTATCGGTTGGATTACATTGCGAGTGTAGAACTTGGGCAGAAAAAACTAGACCACAGTGAGTTTGATACATTTAAAGATTTCTATACAAAGGGGTGGCAGAAATTTGTAGAATATAATATCATTGACGTGGAACTTGTTGACCGTATGGAAGACAAGATGAAACTGATTGAACTCGCAATCACTATGGCATATGATGCTAAGGTGAATTACAATGATGTGTTCTATCAAGTTCGTATGTGGGATGCGATCATTTACAATTATCTCAAAAAGAGAAACATTGTAATTCCACCCAAAGAACGTTCAGACAAAAACGAAAAATATGCGGGTGCGTATGTTAAGGAACCGATTCCGGGAAAGTATGATTGGGTTGTGTCTTTTGACCTTAACTCTCTCTACCCTCACCTTATTATGCAGTACAACATCTCTCCAGAGACACTCCGTGAGACCAGGCACCCATCAGTTACAGTTGATAAGATACTTAACGAAGAACTGACCTTTGAACTGTATAAGGACAGTGCAGTGTGTGCTAATGGTGCAATGTATCGTAAAGATGTTCGTGGGTTCCTACCTGAATTGATGGAGAAGATTTATAAGGATCGCACCATCTATAAGAAGAAAATGCTTATTGCAAAACAGGATTATGAAAAAACTCCGACTAAGGCATTGGAGAAGGAGATTGCAAGATGTAATAACATTCAGATGGCTCGCAAGATTCAACTCAACTCTGCATATGGTGCTATCGGTAATCAATATTTCCGTTACTACAAACTGGTCAATGCGGAAGCGATTACGCTTTCTGGTCAAGTCTCTATCCGTTGGATTGAGAATAAGATGAATGGATTTCTAAATAAGATTTTGCAAACCGAGGAAGTAGATTATGTCATTGCATCTGACACTGACTCAATCTATCTTAATATGGGACCTCTTGTTGATAAATTTCTTAGTCATAAGTCTGACGATAAAACAAAAGTTGTTCAGTTACTTGATAAGATCTGTGAAGACAAGTTGGAACCATTCATCGAACAATCTTATACGGAACTTGCGGATTACGTTTCGGCATATGAACAGAAGATGATTATGAAACGTGAGAATATATCAGAACGTGGTATTTGGACTGCGAAGAAGAGATATATTCTCAATGTATGGAACAGTGAAGGAGTTCAGTATTCTGAACCCAAACTCAAGATGATGGGTATTGAGGCAGTCAAATCATCTACACCTGCACCTTGTAGAACGATGATTAAGGATGGACTTAAGTTAATGATGAGTGGTACTGAAGAAGAAGTAATTGACTTTATTGATAATTGTCGTAAAGAGTTTAAGGCACTTCCTCCAGAACAAATTGCATTTCCTCGTTCAGTATCGGATGTTGTGAAGTATAGATCT